TACCTAGAACGCTTGCTTTTTAGATTGTGATACTGTATTGTTTGTGAGCATCACACCTAAACACCCATGACTGCAACGATCAAGACCAACAATCAACCTCGCGAGTTGATGAGTCTGCTGGATTTCTCCTTGGAGCGTCAGCAGAAGATTCGGTCGGATTTTGATTGGATGGAAGACATCGAAACGACTCAAGGTTTCTTCACGTACCGTGGGATGGTCTACCACTTGGAGGAATTTTTGAAGGTTACTTCAGGTTGGGATGAAGTGGCACAGCATTGGGATGGGGTGGCCGCTGATTCTTATTTCAGTGGAACACTGGTTCGCCTATGCTCCGATCCCGATTTTGTAGTCGTTGGACGCTACGCGACGTAGCAGCCGAATCTATGCTATTGTAATTCAGTAACCAACCTACCAACTATCATGACAACCCTGACACAGCTTCTTAAAATTTCCCGCTCACGTTGGGTCGATACAGATTGGACTGCCCCGAAAAACCGCTGCATTGATGACATCATTGAGCGGTTTGACGATTGCCCCGAATCTCTCATTGATTTCGAACGTTCAGATTGGGTCAACATGGCCGAATGTTACACCTATCAACTGTTGGAACGTTGGGAGAATCACGAGTCTGATGTGAAGGCTTTATTTGATGCTTATGTTGATGCCATCGGTGCCACATCAACAATGGAAGCTTTAGAGGGTGTCTCCGGCGGTTTTGATGATGGTGACGACATGAACGCAGCAGTCGTCAACTTAGGGATGACGTGGGGATGTCTTGACATCTTGCAAGAACTGGCACGTTACGCTTACGAACACAGCGAACTAGGCGGACAATTATGGCAAACGTTTCGAGACCACGCCTAGCAGTGTGCTAGGCTATCCAAGACCACAAAACACACAAAACAATGAGCTACCACCAATTTACAAACGAGACCGGCGAGCATTACGGTTCTTTTGAGGTTTTCTACGACCACGCAGACACGGGCCTTTGGAGCGATGAGCCTAGAAATTTCGATTCGGACGGCAAACCAGTGAAACCCGGTTTCTACTGGTGGGCTTGTTTTCCAGGTTGCCTTCCGGATGGCGGTCCTAGCGGACCTTTTGAGACCGAGCAAGACGCTATTAAAGATGCAACAGAGTTCATCTGACGACGAACAAATAAACAGCCAACAGCCCGCTTAGAGCGGGTTTTCTAGTGTCTGGCGCTAGATTGGGTTCGATGATTACCTTGGAACGCTAGTAATGCCAGACAGTTTTGAGAGAGGTGACGCCAAGCCAGATTTTAAGGGGCCTGTTAATTCCGAGGGAAAGATGGTTTATGGAAAACGCAATCCTGAGGATGTTATTAGGCAGCGCCAGCACAGATTGTACGTAAAACAGCTAGAAGGGCTCACGCCACGTCAGCTCGTTACAGAGCATAGTTCCCGCGAGAGTGTGAGCCTTGCAACAGCCTGGAAGGACTGGAAGGCTGTCAACACGTGGAATGAACAGGATTTTGCAGCAGATAGGGACCAAATGGTCTCTCGATTAACTAGTGCCCGCTGGAGGTTGTATAACCGCAGCATGGCGAAAGGTCATTTCCAAACCGCTGCATCAGTGCTGGATAGTCTTTCCAAAACTTGTCACGATGGCGAAGCTGGAACGTCAGTCCAGGACGTAAAACTAAACATTTCCATTGAGCCAAAGCAAAACGAAGGGGAGACATAGTCCCCCCTTGTACACCCTGTAGGTTTTTTTTTTTTTTTAGGGCCGATTAAGGCCCTTTTTTGTTATTTAGTTGTTTTTACAGAGTGAATAGAAAAAATGAGCCCGATTCTGGCAGGCCTGTGTGTGCTGGTAACCGATATCAACAACCCCCATAATGGCGACTGCTGAGAACAGATAGGCGAGAAACTTTCGTTGGAGTCGTTGTTCTGTCTTGGTCATTTGAAGAGAATCCTTTCAGCTAGTTGTTTCTTGGAGCGTTTGGATTTGGTGCCTGCCATGGCCATCAACTCACGCTGTGTGTGAGCTTTGCACAGGGCCTCTACTGTGAGAGGTTTCCTATGGACTGCGGCCCTAACGGCTGGCTTAGGCGTTGGAGCGATGACTGGCCGGTCGAACCGCCAATCGTCGCCAATCCAGCGAGCATGGGCTGCGGCAATTGCTGAGCTGATACGCCTGCACCATTCGCCTGTAATCAGACCGAGAGTGTAGGCATAAGCCACAATTGGGGCGATGACACGTGCCATCGCCTCAAACCGTGTGCCGATTTCGGCACTGGTCGGGATCTTCATGTTGTCTAGGTGCGATAGTTTGTGTGTACTACCGGCGCAGGGCGAACCCTTCTCCGTTCCGGTAGTGCAGTTGTACCAAGAGGCGCAGGGCGAACCCTTCTCCGTTCCTCCTGGTGTTTATATAATAGCACTTTATATCGTACAGTGCGAGTTCGTGTGCCACTTTTTCTACTGTCTTACATTACAGTTTGTTAAGATTACAATAGTACATTTGTACTATCGGGGGGTACGCTTGCAAAAATAGTACATCTGTACTAGCGATAGGGAACCTACAGGTGTATTTGAAACAATGACTACTTTAGCACACGGGGGTAGGGGTTCAATCCTCAGAATCGCTGGAACGCCCGCCCAAAAATGCCAGAGTACAATACAGACTACTGTGCTAACCCCGGTGTCATGAGCAGTAACAACCCCAAATGGCTTGACTGGTTTGGGATCATCCTCGGCTCCGGCCTCCTAACCGCCCTCTTCGCTGGAGCGATAGCCTCTAAATCCGGCCCAATCACCCGAAAAGGAGCCTTCTGCCCCATCGGATACTACAGAACATCTGCATATTGCCTCCCTCTTAAGGCCACAACACCTCCCGCCGTGCCCCGCACCACCAAAAACTGCCCAATAGGCACCTACACTCAAACCGACTACTGTCTTTTTCTGGAACGTGTCAAGTAGCTCCGATTTAAGCCTCCGCCACGCCCAGGGGGAGGTATTTCAGAGCAAAACCCGCTTCCGCGTCTTAGTAGCAGGCCGCCGATTCGGCAAATCCTACCTTTCCTGCATCGAACTGCTCCGCGCAGCCATCGAACGCCCCGGCGAGGTGTACTTTTATTGCGCTCCCACCTACCGAATGGCGAAGGACATCGCCTGGAAAACCCTAAAGTCCCTGGTTCCTCAACCCTGGGTCGCCTCAAAGAACGAATCCGACCTCAAGATCGAACTACGCAACGGCTCCTTAATCGAATTAAAGGGCACCGAAAACGCCATGGCCCTGCGGGGTAGATCTCTCGGCGGAGTAGTGCTCGACGAAGCCGCGTTCATGGACTCCGCCGTCTGGTTCGAGGTGTTGCGACCCGCCCTCGCAGACAAACAAGGTTGGGCATTATTCATCAGTACCCCCGAAGGCACCGCCTCCTGGTTCTATGACCTATGGAATTACGCCGCCGAATCCGGTGGAACGGACTGGGCTCGGTGGAGCTACACAACAATCGAAGGAGGCAACGTCCCACCGGAGGAAGTGGAAGCAGCACGTGGCCAACTTGACCCACGAACATTCCGCCAAGAATTTGAGGCATCCTTCGAGAACCTATCGGGCCTGGTGGCAATCAACTTTAGCGAAGCCAACATCGACAAAACCATCAAAGACATTCCCGACCTAACGCTCTACCTGGGCCTCGACTTCAACGTCGATAACATGTCGTGCGTCTGCGGGGTAAAAGTAGACGACGAACTCCACATTTTCGACGAAATAATGATGGTAAACGCCACCACCTGGGACATGGCGGACGAATTAAACCACCGTTTCGGCCTCACCCGCAAAAAGGACATCTCACCCGACCCCACTGGAGCGGCCCGCAAAACCGCCGGAGTCGGCCTAACGGACCACGCCATCCTACGAAAATCCGGCATCCGGGTATCCAGCCCGCGCTCCCCCTGGAAAATCCGGGACAAAGTGAACTGCGTCAACACGGCAATTTTGGACGGCAACCAAGTCCGCCGCCTAAAAATCCACCCCCGCTGCCGGGAAACGATCAAATCACTCCGCACCTTGGTCTACGACGACAACGGCCTACCCAACAAAAAGCTCGGAGTAGACCACATGTTCGACGCACTCGGATACCTCTGCCTAATGAAGTTCAATCTCAACCGAGGCAGCTACCAAGGCCCCACAAACTTCCGCACCTACTAAACATTTACGCCCCGCACTCGCCCATTAGAATAGGAAAAATAGCTAGGTAGTTGGTGTACCCGTCATACAACCCAGTAAGAGAATCCTGGGCTGGTACGCCTTATAGCAGCACAGGCACAGGCGTCAACAGCCCCTTCACCCGCTCGGGCGCAGTCTGGTCAATGATGGCGGACTGGCAAATAATGAACGCGGTAGTGAGCGGCACCCAATCGTTGCGTCAACAATGCGCCACCTACTTACCGCAAGAACCCCGCGAAGACGACGACGCCTACACAACCCGCGTCAAACGTAGCGTCCTATCCCCCTTCACCCTGCGCCTCATTGAGAACGCCGCCGGTCTAGTGCTACGCCGCCCCATCACGGTAAACGGCGACCCTTACTGGCAAGACTTCTCCAAAAACGTCGACGGCCTAGGCTCCTCAATCAACGAATACGCCCGCCGCATCCTCGTCAGCGCCCTCACCTACGGCCACTCTGGAACGCTAGTCGACTTCCCCCCAGGCGAAGGCATCCGCACCCTGGCCGACGAAATCGCCCTGGGACGCCGCCCCTACTTCATCCCAATCCAAGCCCCTAGCATCTGGGGCTGGCGACAAGAGACGAGCCTCCCCAGCTCCCAACTATCCCAGCTTCGCATCCACGAAACCGCTGTAATCCCAGACGGCGACTTTGGCGAAACCCAAGAGGACCGAATGCGCGTCCTATACCCAGGCCGCTACGAACTGTATAACAACGAAGGCGAAGTCGAGACCGGCACCTACAGCCTAAACGAAATCCCCTTTGTACCGTTATACACAAACCGCACCGGAATGCTCTCCAGCATCCCTCCCCTACTTGACATCGCCAACCTTAACATAACACACTATCAACGCCAAGCCGACCTAATCCACGCGCTCCACATCGCAGCCATGCCCATCCTGGTCCTCGAAGGCTGGGACGAAACAGACAACGCAGGCGTCGGCGTCAACTACGCCCTCTCCATGCAAACCGGCAACAAAGCCTACTACGTTGGAGCGGACTCCAGCAGTTTCAACGCCCAACAAACAGAACTATCGTCCTTAGAGGCTCAAATGAGCACATTAGGAGTAACAAAACTCCTCGGCCAAAAGTTCGTTGCAGAATCCGCCGATGCAAAGCGCATCGACCAAGCGCAAGCCAACTCAGTTTTATCAATAATTTCAATGGAAATGGAGTCAGCCCTCCAGATGTGTTACAACATCGCCGCTGTTTACGTCAACAAAACCCCTCCCCAAATCAACCTAGACCGCGACTTCGACTTCTACCGCCTGCTCGGCCAAGACATCTCAGTAATCGACGATTTAGCAGCCCGTGGAGCGATCACAAACCGCACCTTCCTTCAGATACTCAAATCAGGTGAAATTCTTCCTGATATGATTGATTTAGACGCAGAAATGCGTGAAACAGAAGCATTACGCCAACAACGGCGGGAGGAAACCCTTGGCAGTTTGGACACCCGGCCCATGGGATCGGCAAGCGAAGAGCGAAATTCAGGCACCAGAGCAACCAGCACCAGAAACGAAACGCAGGCGACGTAAAGCCCGCCTTGAAAAACTAGAAGAGAACACTGTTTCTTTCTAGACTTAACACTCCTAAGGATTTGACCATGCCAAAAGGCCAGCCCGGACTTTACGCCAACATCAACGCCAAAAAGAAAGCCGGTAAAAAGCCTCGCCGCAAAGGTGCCAAAGGCGCTCCAAGCGATGCTGACTTCAAAGCCGCAGCAAAAACAGCCAAGAAAAACAAGAAAAAGAAGTAATCAACGCTCTGTAAAAGGAGCTTTTACATGAAGATCTCCTAAGCGCACTGGCGGGGGCATAGCTGGCGGTTGCGCTTTATGCCACTCTTCCTGAGCACGGTCGAGCCTACCAGGCAAAGTCGCATAAAATTTTCTCCGCTGGATCGCACGTTTCGTGTCTTCCAACGGAGACCGCGTATTAAATTTGAAGATCCACCTGCCGTCAGCAGGAATCAGCCCTTTTTTGCCTTAACCGACCTCAAAAGGCTAAACAACAACTGCACCAGCGAATTATCTTTGAGCTTACTCATCCCAATCAGCTCAGATGCAGCAGCAACCACCACCCAAAATGCCGGTGACGATAAAATCTGATCAAAACCATCCATAATCCCTGGAGCGTCTTCTTAGATTCTAGCTTTACCGTTTTCGAGAGCTACCAAACGGTTACCGTGCTCGTTAAGGCGCTCATAAATTTCCCGTCGATCCATGTTGGCCTGAACTTTCTCGGCTTTCATATCTTGATGAAGGTCTTCAAGTTTGGAAGCTATCGCTTCAACCCCAGCAGTGAGTTTAATTATGGCCTCGCGGCTCTCGCTGTTACGTTTTGTGAAGCCTGCTGCTGAAACGCCTATTACCCCGATGCTGGCACCAATGATCGCAGCAAAAACTTCAATCACGGCTGGCCATCACCCACTATTTACTACACATATTTTAGCGATCAGCTCGGCCTGATATACCACGCGGTTGAGTTCCATTGATCGCTACCGGAAGTGCTCCAAGTGTTGCCAGCGCCTGCTGGTGCCGTCGTGCCTGCATTTGGAATGACTGCATAGCCAACCATCAATGAACTGCGATATGTCTGAAAGAAGCCACCGCTCCTTGAACCACCCGCAACCCCAGCAACAGTCAACCCTGTGCAAGATGCAGTCGAAATATCTTCATCGTCCAAATATCCATTTACGATACACAACGAGTAAGCCTCTGCTGTCCCAACATTGCCGTTGTTGGCAGACGGAACAACTGGATCACCCGATAGGCCCTCAGTAGAGACCCAAGCATTTGCGTCGATAGAAGTTGCGCCAGTAGAGCACCTAAATACCATCAATCCGCCCGCTTCAGTATCAGATTCACTTGTGACAGTGACAGTGCCTTCATTTGATGTAGCAACCCTATATTGCTCTTTAAATGCAGGAGTGTCATCAGTATCAGAGAATGTATTAGACCATCCAGTCAGAGTTGCGATTGATCCAGCATCATCACCTGCTTGAGTCCAGTAGATAAAATCCCCTGTTTGCACATTATCAACGCTAAAGTTTGCACCTACTGATTGCTTAAATTGGCTGTCAACTAATGTCCATGTTGGATCAGCCTCTGCCGTGGCATAGCCCATCATCATTGCTTGATGAATACCCATCAGGTCAAGCCCGCCCCAGAGATGACAAATTCATTAGACCCTACACACAGCACAGTCGCCATTCCGTATTGAGCCAGTGTCCTGTTACCCGTAGTTGCAGATCCCGCAAGCCTTAATGTAACACTACTGCCCTGCGTAATTGTTTGATTGCTGCCACTGTCGTTGTAAACAGAAACCACATTGCCAACACTAAATACACCACTTGGGACGGTAACCCCTCCTGTTGTTGTATTGATATGCTTGCCGTTATCCCCTGCCACAAGGGTGTACGCGCTCGTTTGGCTGTTCTGCGGAATGTCGCTGGGGCCTTGCGGGCCTTGCTCTCCTTGCGGGCCAGATCCTGCGAGACTGAACATCGAAAGAGCAGACGTATCTAGCTCAAGTGATGTTGTAATACCAGCATCATTTTTCTGTACTTGAACCCGAACTACGGCGTTAGCAGTTAATACAGCAATGCAGGAACCAACAGCGGTAAAATCACCATCAGCAGTATTCCTTGAATAAACAGAACATTCTGAACCTGTAACAGCAGTTCCATTAACTTGCACTACTCCGGTAACAATTACACGGTTATTCCCTGATGATTGATCACCATCAAGGCTGTACTCAATGTTATAGGTTCCGGCATTAATGACTGTAATTTCACCACCAGACCCGACAGTGAAATCAGAAGCATCAGACGTTGCAATCGTCGTATCAAAATCAACAGTTGCCAGTGATGTAGTTATTGCTTGCGAGCCACTGCCATCAACATGCAAATAGCGAAGCGGGGTTCCTCCACCACCACCCCCGGATCCAATCTCGACAACAGCCCCGCCATCCGTTTTCGTGAACACCCCTCCATCCGAGGTATTGACTAAAAATTCGGCAGTAGCAGAAAAATCCCCAGCCGATGGATCACTGGTGCCCCGCTTGTGGCGGATTATGTTTGCCATGGATCAGAAAGTGCCCCCATCAACAGTCGATGAATCGGATAAATAATCCGTTCCAGCAGTTGCAACGGTAAACGCTGAGGTTCCGTTGCCTTTCAGGATGCCTGTGAGTGTGGTGGCACCTGTTCCGCCATCACCAACTGCCAGCGTTCCAGTAATCGCACTCGCACCCAAATCAATGGCCAGCTGAGTTGTCTCAAAAACCAGTCCGCCGTTCGCCTTACGATCAACGCTAATCGTCGAGCCGGTTACATCAATGCCGTTTCCAGCCGAAAAAGCCGTGCCGCCGGTCGCCGCAATCGTGATGGAACCGCTTCCCTCAGTGATCGTAATGTTGTTTCCAGCCGTCAGCGTCGAAAGCGCATAACCACTTCCGTTACCAATCAGTAATTCGCCATTTGCTGGAGCGGAAGTAAGGCCGGTGCCACCATAGGCACGGCCAATCGTGGTCCCCTGCCAAACGCCAGTGCCAATCGTGCCAACGCTGGTCAAGCTCGATCCGGTAACCCCAGAACCCAGAGTTGAGCCGCTTAAAACTGACGTTCCAGCAATTTTGTAGTCCTTGCCAGAGACAAGATCGAAATCTTGATTGCTAGTCCAGCAATCGGTGCTGTTGATCCAGTTAATAGTTTTGTTAGTTGCTCCGAGAAGCGTGATACCACCACCGTCAGCCGTCGTATCTGAAGGAGTGCTGACATCCCCCAAAGTGATATTTTTATCTTTTACATCGAGCGTTTCTGTGTCAATGGTCGTGGTGGTGCCGTTGACTGTCAGATCACCCGAAACAATCAGATTATTACTGAAGGTGGTGTTACCTGAAAGGGTTGCACCGCTTAAATCAACCGTGCCGGTAAAAGTTTTATCCCCGCTAATGGTTTGAGTTCCAGTCAGCGTTGTGAACGCACCTGAGCCTGCAATCGCGACTACTGAACTTGACGACCCATTACCGGCATCACCAAAGCCGTAGTAAAGAATCGAATCGACTTCAGAAAAAGCGGGTTCCGAAGGGGCCAGTGAAGAAGGAGCACCTGAGGCACCGCCAGACGCACGTTTTTTCAGACGGATTGTGTTGGCCATGACCTAGAAATTGCCCCCAAGAACAAGTGTGTCGGTAGTCCAGATGTCATCGGCAAGAAACTTGCCAGATGCGCTGTCGTAATACACGACGCTTTTATCCACTTTACCCGTTGCATCCACATCAAACCCCGTTCCTGCTGGCCCCTGAGGCCCGACAGTAGCCGCTGTAACAACAGTAGTCACAGGGGTGTCAACTATCGTGCTGCCATCAGGTGTCGTGACAGTAACAGTATTATTCTGGGTCGTAACATTTACTGCAGTCATGCTGTATAACCCTCAGAAACAGTAATAACACCTTCTAAGTAATAGTCTCGCAACCCTCCTGCACTAATAACCAAAACATCGTAATTAACACTATCTGGAAACTCCGTAGTTTGGACATCCGTAAGAGCTATCGTGATTTGCCCATTCACTCGATCTGTGTATGTAACCGCAAAATCCGCGTATTTCCTGGTGCGTTTTTCGTTCCAGGCTTGCGACTCAATAGTGGCCCCTGTCAGGTCTATGGGGTTACCTGTACTGTCTTTGAACTGCAAAGCAAGAGAAAAATCCGCTCTTCTCTGTAGCGTGAAGTCGTAACTACCCGGAGAGACGGACATCATCTGTACCTACTACCCCAATAATACCGCTACTGCGTGTGTGTGGTGTCAGTAAGCAGACTGAGAACAGTTGCCGTGGAGAGCGTAAACATTTCTTGTGCGCGATCACCTATAGACGGACACCGAGCCTGAAGCGACACAGCTACTTTCCCTGGCGCGACGGTGGCACACCTATGTAGCGAGTAACCCAGAAGAATAAATTCAGCCAGAAATACTCCACCTAACATCCTAAAGAGAAACGGTCTAGCTCTAAAGGGTGTCACGGCAAGGGATCCGGCCTACCCGCCAAGATTTCCAATGCACGTTTATAGAACATGGAATCAGTCTTACCTGCACGTTCTAAGGCTTCTTTAATCTTGGCCCAATTGCTGCGAGTACGGTCATCCATGACTTGTTTTACCGTAAAAAGTGCGTAGGTGGATAAGATAATGGAGTACACCTTAAGTTTTTATGTCTGAGGAAACTGCGGTAGCTGAGTCTGTGACCAGTAGCGATGTGCCCGTGGCCATCGACCCCGCGCTACTCAACAAACCTGTCCACCCTTCTCAGCAAGAAACCCCCGCCGAATCCGGCGAGAGCGAACTGCTGAAACACAAACTTGGCCTTGCAAACCAACACGCCAAGCAAGCAAAGAAGGAGTTGGACGAATCTCGCCAGGAACTGCAACAAATCCGCAAGGAAATGGAGCAGTTTAAGGAGTCTCAACAGACAGCAGTCCGTACCTCTTTAGAAGAACAGGGCCAGTACCAGCAACTTTGGGAAGACCTAAAGAAGACAGTCCAGCAAAAAGATCTACGGATCTCAGAGCTAGAAAACGGAATTGAGTCCGTGACTCAAGAAAGAAAACAGGACCGTCTGAAGGCAGCTGCACTCAGCCAAATCAATACAGCTGGTGCGCTTAATTCCCAACAGATGTACACGTTGCTGCAATCTGCCTTGCAAACAGATAGTGAGGGCAACCCAGTGGTGTTTAACGGGGGCGTCGAACAATCACTAGGCGAATACCTTACAAATCTGAAGCAATCGACAGAATGGCAGCATCATTTTGGTGCATCTACTTCTGCTGGTATGGGTGCTTCACCAGCCCCGTCCATCGCTCCAGGCAAAGAGAATCCTTACCGTTCGGGAAACCTAACGGAGGCATTGAGACTTGAGGTAGAGAACCCAGAACTAGCCCAAGCCTTCAAGGCTGAGGCAAGTCGCGGGTAATCCACGGTAAACCCTTGCACCCCAGATCATGGCTGCACCTTTTCAGAATTACGGGGGAACCTTCCTCTCCGACATCATTACCCGTCCAGAATTTCTCGGTTATGTAGCCGAGGCAATCTACGAGCAATCCGCAATGCTCCGCTCCGGCGGCGTAGTGCGTAACGCATCTTTGGACGCTCGCGCAGGCGGCGTCAAGGTAGAAGTCCCCACATGGAAGCCCATCACCCCAACGGAGGAGCTAATCGGCTCCAACAACACCTGGGGAACCAGCGGCGCAGGCTACCTGACACCGCAAAAAATCCAAGCAGGCAAGCAAACCTGCCCAATCCTGCATCGTGGATTTAGTTACGCCGTAGACGACCTCAGCCGTCTCGGCTCCGGTAGCGATCCAATGGGTCAAATCCGCGATTATTTGGCGTCAGCAATCAACAAACTGAAGATGGCAACCCTGCTGTCTCAGTTCAATGGCTTGTTTGCTACTGCCTACACCGGACTTGAAACCGACGTTTCCGCCGACTCTGCCCCTGGTGCGCTGACAGCTGACAACTATCTTTCAGCTGCATCGGCAATCCAAGCCAAGTCAAAGCTCGGAGAACGTGCTGACCGCTTGAGCATCATTGTGATGCACAGCAGCTCCTACTTCTACCTCCAGCAGGTAGGGATGTTGACCTTCTCCTCTGGTTCATTGGCCAGCGGTAACGACATCCAGTGGGGTGGTGGTGGCATCGGCGTCCGCAGCGACGACGTGAGCTACTTCGCAGGTATGCGTGTAATCGTGGATGACAACATCCAAGGCGTCGACGGTCTGACCGCCACTCAAGGCAACGCGCTGAAGTACCCGGTCTACCTGATGGCCGAGGGTGCTGTAGCGGAAGGTGTTCAGCAGGAGCTTCGCATTGAAGCAGACCGGAACATCTTGTCCAAGCAAGACGTGATTTCTGTGGATTACCACTACGGCTATCACGCATTCGGCTCAAACTACGGTGGCGCCGACAACCCCACCAACGCGACTCTGGCCACCGCCGGTTCATGGACGAACATCTACACCGATGTCCGCAACTTTGACGTGGTGCGTCTGTTTGTCAACAGCCCCTTCGGCGGCACAACTCCATAGTTCTGCTACCCAATCAGAACAGTCAGGAGCCTCTACGGGGGCTCTTTTTTATTGGTATGTAGTAACTAGAATGGAGCAACCACCCGAAGCCTCGGCAATGGTGAACATAGTTAGGTTGTATCTGGACTTTCCGCAGAACTTTCCAGCGCACATGCGTCCAGATTGGCATCCTGCTGTTGTTGACTGCATCCCAAAAGAAGCTGTGAAAATCAAAAGAGATTACCAGCGCCGAGGTTTTGAAGTCATCGCCCTAGATCTGTAATGGCCGACCCGACCCCAACACTAGATGCAACAGTCGGCGGCACCGACTCAAACAGCTACGTGACGTTGGCAGAAGCCGACGCTTACTTCAGCGCGAGTGCAAACAACGGGGAGTGGGACGGTAATTCAGACCCATACAAACAGGTCGCTTTAATCCAAGCAACCCAATGGTTAGACCCCATCACCTGGAGCGGCAAATGCTGTAGCGATACGCAACGACTCAACTGGCCGCGAAAAGAGGTCACATGTTTCTGCCGTGAAGCCGTCTGCACGACAATCCCATTGCAGGTAAAACAAGCTACGTTCGAGCTTGCGCTTAAATTTGCAGCCAACCCGAACGTCATAACCGGAGGAACAGAATCCCCGGATGCACAACAGGGTTCAGTAAGACGAAACAAGTTAGGCGACCTAGAGCAAGAGTTTTTCGAGTACAAGGAAGGTGAATCCAGCAAAGTAAGCCTTAGTGGCCCAGCCGTCTTACAAAGATTCCCCTTCTTAGTAGACATGCTGGGCTGCTGGTACGCTGGCAGCAGGCGTGAAATCCGTCTCTACAGAAACTAATGTCCAAAGTTGACGACGTATTTGGCCCTTTAGCTGCACCTCTAATAAAGGAGTGGGGCCAGCCCGCTGTATTTGTGCAGCAGCAAAGCTCTGCCTACGACCCATCTACGGGGGTAGTAACCGCCGCCAAAAAACGCACCAACGTAAAAGTAGTTATCACCCGCATAGACATCAATGAAATAGGCGGTTTATACCAAGAAAGCGACGTAAAAATACTTATAGACCCCGAACAAATCAAATTTGCTTACATAACAATTGGCGATTATTTCGAGGTATCGACAGCCGGTTCCACACAGGTAATGAAGGTAATCGAACCTCGAACGTATCGAGGCGACAAGCCTGTATTTTTCAGTGTCATTGCGAGGCCGCAATAATGGCATCCCGCAAGTTCAAACTTCCTGGTCTGAGCGAATACTTAGAAGAAGTAAAGCAAGTAACTGCGCGGGAAGCGGCGACCCGCATTGTCGGAGAGCTGGTCTTTCTAGGCCCGTGGTACTCAGGCGAGTTCGCTAAAAACTGGGTGGTACGCACAGGCGATAAACGGATCCCTGCCACGGTCCAACAGAAACCTGGGCTTTCAAGAACTTCTCGCCAGGTAGTTCCTGCCCCTGTCGTTCCATCATTAAAAGGTACTGGCAGGAAGAGAGCGGTTGGTTATACCATTGGCAACAGAACTGTTTATAGAAACATCGCACTCGATCTAGTTCCTGGGAGAGTAGAAGGTGCAAGAGAGATCAGTGCGCCTGCGGATTGGTATCGCACGTATATTGAGGCGGGATCTCTTAAGGACACACTTCGAGCAGCGGTAGCCAGCGCGGCTCAGAACCCAAAAATAAAAGGATTTGGCAGTTACCGAAGCTCTAATCCCCAAGGTGCCCGTCTTGTAAACCAATGACTCTTCAAGCCATCCGCCGTTATTTCGAGACTCCTGTTGTCGACACTTGTACGGCGTTGAACATCCCGTACCGCCCAGCTAACACGTTGGAGCCTTCCGGCGATGCTGACGATGAATTTATTACTGCGCGATTGAATTACGGAACTATGACTGAGCCGACAACTTGCGGAGCAATCGAATCGATCCGTGCGGTTCTAATTGTCGAGTATTACGGCCCAAAAGGCGTCGGCCCTGGCAGAGCACAAACGGTAATGACAGAGATCAGCCAAGCATTAAACGCCTTGACATACCGACCGAAAGCGCGTGTAGACGGCGTACTTGGGACGGTACTGCGTCTAAGCGGCCCAGATTTCACAGCTCTCGATGACAGACCTTACTTTTTTGCCAGTTTGAGTGCCCCACTTTTGGCGAACTACAAGTCTCCTTAGACTGTATGCAACTGGCTGTGCCAGGAAATCAGGAGCCCCCGCCTGTTAAAACGCCCCCAAACTCTGTGTATTTTTTCTAGGAGGCACCAATGCCTATTTCTTGCAACAGCTCTTCTTTAACAGGTCAGGAGGGCTCGATTTATTTTCAGCCAGCTGGGACGATGTTCTGTCTGCTGGATTACACCGACTTCCCCGCAGGTACGGCGATCACCGTACCTACAACAAACGACTACCAAGTCGGTGACCCGGTAACTTTTGCGGTTGAAGGAGGCGCAACTCTCGACACCGCGTTGACAGCTGGAACGACGTATTACATCGTCGTTAGCACCAGCTCCACAATCCAGGTATCTACATCCTCCGGCGGTTCTGCTGTCACGCTTAACGGCGACGGTGGCACCGGAAGCGCGGACACCCCTGGAACTGCTAACCACATCTCGATTGACTACGCAGAATACGCTGCTGTTTGTCAAGTACGAGAATTTTCCATCGACATTACTCGCGAAGAGTTGGATGTCACAACGCTTCCTTGTGGCATTGGCTCGACTGTGGCCGCTAAGTTTGCGCCTTTCCGCTCCACCCAATCTGGCTATGCCAGCGGCAGTGGATCGATGAGCGTCTATTTCACAGACGATCAGACCAGCCTGGCCAACCGGCTACTCGGCAACGTGCTTCTCAGAAGCCAGCAGGGCGCAAGTGTCAAGCTGTACGTCAACACTGTCTCCAACAATGCGGGCACAGCAGTCGATGATGCAGAGTCTCTCTACATCGAGAGTGACATCACGATGAGCAGCATGAATCTGAGCGTCAACCCTGACGATCCGACAACAGCTGAAATCAACTTCAACATCATCAACCCCAAAAACATACTTGGCAAATCTCTTGTCTAGTATGTGACCAGGACGTACTCGACCCCCGTTGACGGCGGGGGTTTTTTTATGCAATACGTTATAGTTCTTATGTACTAGAGGTATTTATGGCCGGACGTTTGATCGACAAGCTAAAGAAAGCTGCCCGTCTAGACCCCGTAAAGAGAGAAGTAGAACTCGAATCTGGCGAAGTAATCGTCATGTGGGTCACGCCACTTACTGCCGCCGAACGCGAACGCGCTAAGAAGGACGCCCGCAGTGACGACCCCAACGCCTTTGCGCTCCAGCTACTAATACGCAAAGCCAAAGACGACAAAGGCACCCCACTGTTTGGCCCCGGCGACGTAGCCGACCTCAAGAACGCCATCCGCGACAGCGACCTTCAAGCCCTAATGTTGGCTGTTCTCGGCGGCGAAGAGGACGACGAAGCCCTCGACATGAAAAGTAATGACGACGGAGCTGCGTAAAGACAACTGGCTCCTCCTTTGTATGGGAGTAGCCAAAGAACTGGGATATAGCCTACGCAAACTCCTCGAAGAAGTAACCGAAGAAGAACTCCTCCTCTGGAGCGTCTACTTTGGTTACCTCCACGACGAGCAAGACAAAGCGATGAAAAAAGCTAAGGGCAGCCGCCGCTAGACTGTTGGAACGTAGTGCTAGCGGTCGATGGCTCAGTTCAATGCCAATATTGACCTAGAGGTACTTGTACGAAGTAAGCAGCTAGACGCCCTAGAAAAAAGATTAGAAAAACTAAATCAATTTACTGTAGGCGGTGGAGCAAACAAAGAGTTTTTCGATGTAAAAAATGCATTAGCATATAACAAACTTGTAGACGACACGCTTGCAAAGTTAGAGAGAATAGCTCGATTTAAGACAAACCAATTACCAACTTTTGGACCGCAACGAGGCGGCACTCAGTACAGCGGCCCAATCGGCCCCGGCCAAGTTAGTCCATCTCGCCTCCGCAGCAGCCTTGCCCAACGCCGTAATGAGCGTATACAAGAACAAATTAGGCGAAGCAACGCCAATCAATACGGTGGCCCTATTGGCCCCGGTCAAGCCAGCCAAACTGCACTCAGCAGCAGCCTTGCCCAACGCCGCAACGAGTTAATCCAGCAAAGAGCCCGTGGTCGAAATCAGTTCCCACTTGGAGTTCCCGCACCAGCGCAAGATCCCGTAAGAGATCAACAGAGACGCGCAAAAATAACAGAAAGGAATATCGCTCTACGCAATCGCGTAAAAGCTATAGCGAGAGCCACCGCAAAAATAGAAGCAACAAGAGATGCACGTCTAAAAGGACAAAACAGCCTAACCAATGGTCTGTTAAAACTAAAACAAACAGAACTAACAGTAAACAAACAACTACAAAAAATTTCACTCGAAAAAGCTAGAGATAAAGCAGAAGAGTTAGCCAACCAAAGAATTTTAAACAACGAACTCAAAAAGAGTCAGCAATACAGCAAACCCATAGGACCCAAACAAGCCCCCCGCAAAAGTGGAGCGAGTAAACGCGGCGGGGGAGCTGGCGGGGGTTTAGCTGCTGGTATTGGCTTCCCGCTCCTATTCGGCAGCGGACCAGGCTCCGTGCTCGGTGGTGCGCTCGGTAGTGCAGGCGGCTTCGGCACCCAAATTCTCGCCAGTGCAATCGGTGGAATCATCGACCAAGCCATCGCAAACGTAGCAAAACTCGGTCAAGCCCTTGACCCTTTAACAGCTGACATTGACGCAGTTGTGGCAGCTGTGGGCAAGACTAACACTGCCTTCGGACAACTCGTCAAAGACCTCGAAAAAGCAGCAGGTAAAGAGAAAGCGTTAGCATTAGCAACTGCCCAACTAGCAATAGTAATAGGCAAAGATGGTGTGCAGTCTTTACAAGAATTTGGAAAGGATACAACTGCTCTAGGTAATGAACTATCTAAAACGTTGAGTCTGACAGCTGCTGGTGTAGCTGATCTAGTTAATAAACTAGGTCTTTTAACTGCATTAGCAAAAACATTTGAAACCTCTAATCTCTATCAATCAGCACGGTCCAGCAAAGACCCTAAAATAGCAGCACTTTTTAATCAAATAAACGCCAAAACATCCCCAGGCGAACGTAGAGAGATAGAAGCTCAGATAATAGCCCTAGAGAAGATCAATCAGCTTGAAGAGGAACGAAAACTAATTAAACAAGCCACAGCAGACATTACCGCAGCAAACGCAGCTG